GGACACTTTAAGCAAACTTTCTCCTATTGCCAAAATGTTTCCTGCATCCATCCCTGCAAAGGTCGCAACCAGTTTTGACATTCCCAAAGCAGCGACGTAAGCGCCTGCACCGACCATAAGCATAGCGACGCCAAATGCCAAGAACCCGGCAATTGCGGGCGCACCTGCGGTCGCCATTATATAGCCTAGGCCAGCAATTGTAAGACCAAGCAGCACAATTGCAGCAACAGCACCGACGATCTGTGCACCATTTAAACCATTGAACGCCGCAACTAATGTCGACATCCCCCAAGCAGCCAAACCAATGCCTGCACCGACCATAAGTATTGCTCCTCCGAGTGCCAGGATCCCGCCAGCGCTTTTAGTCGCAGCTTTGCCTACAGAGTTTACGCCGGCGGCCATTTTCACGCCCGATTCTCCGGCGACTGCGGCAGCTGCTTTCATTTTAATGCCGAAGAAGAAGCCGGCAATGCCTGCTTTTGCAAAGGCTGCTACAATGCCGGCGCCCACAACGGCAATTGCCAGTCCGGTCGCTCCCCACCCTTCTGTAAGATCAACAAGCAAATCAATCATCTTATTTATGCCTTCCACAATAGGTCCAACTAAAATTGCCAAGTTGCCCATAAGAACCTTAAACTTATCCATTGCGGTTGAAGCATCTCTTGTCCTATCAGCTAATTCTTCTTGAGTCATCCCGGCATACATTAGTTGTGCGGCTGTTTCGTGCACTTCTTCACGAGTTGCTCCAAATAGTTGTGCTGCTTCTTCTAAAGAAATACCAAGAGCAGCTGAAACTTCTAATTTCTGGAATCGATCCATTTCGTCAAAAGTCATTGAAGACTGTTCCATTGCTCTTTGTAATAGTTCTATTCTTTCTTCTTCTGTGGCATTCAAAAGAGAATACGTATCAAGCAAGTTACCGCCTAAGACCATGTTTAGGCGTCCGGCTGCTTGTGATGAAGCCTCAAAGGTATCGTATTGGCCCACAATGTTATAAAGGCTCTGAACGGACATTCCGGTTGCTTTTGCAGCTGCTTGTAGTTCCAAGAAGACGTCAAGTGCGCTATCACCCATCTTTGCAAACAACTCGCCCATTCCGACAAGGTCAGCCGACACTTGACTAAAAGGTATACCAAGAGCATCTGCTGCGCCGGCGACTTCTCTCATTGCCGTTTCTGTTTCAGCTAATGACATTCCTGCGACTTTTGTAAATGTCTGTGCCATACCTGCGGCGTCGCCACCAAGTTTCTCTATTTGCGCAGATAACTCTATAAAGCCTTGCTGTGAGCCTTCGGATAGTTCGGTGAATTCACTAAAGTTTGAGTAAAGGTCTCCCATTACCCCAACGGCTTCGGCTCCACTGATGCCCATAAGGCCCAAGGAATCTCTAGTCTTAAATGCTGCTGTTGCAAAGTCACGAGAAGCCCCTGTGCTCTGAACGAAAGAAGCACCGGCGCTATCAAGGGCAGAAACTGCGGCGAGAGTTCCCTTTCCTAGTCTGCTGAACCCTGTGAGAGTGCTGTCTAGCCCAACATCTAATGCATTACTTTGCTTTGAAGCTTCTTCCATCCCAGCCGCAAAAGCATTAAAAGCTTCCGTGAGGCCGCCAGCAGATTTGACAGCGTTGAGAAGTTTGCTGTCTAAACCAAAAATTGAATCGCCAAAGCTTTTGCCAAGGGCTGTTGCGGCTTCAAGAGTTTTATTTAGTTCTTCTTGGGCGCTCTTTATCGCTTCAAGCTTTGCAATAAAATTAGTTGCTGTTTTAATTCTTTCTAGATCAGAGTTATTAATAGCCTCTTGTAGCTCAAGTCTAGACTGCAAGAGGATCTTCTCTCCCCCATCTGCTTTTTGCAGCTGCTCCTTAAGATCAGCCAGCTTTTTAAGAGATACAGCTCTTTTCTCATTAAGCTCAATCGCTTCTCTGGTTAAATTGTTGTTCTCCTCAGTCATTCATAAATACCTTATTGGATCGGCCACTTCATCCCGGTTTCACGCTCAAAGTTTCTTATTGCTGTGTTTAATCTTGACTTAGAGGAAAAAGTCTTTGGGTTATTTAGGCCGTGTTTTTCAACAGCTTTCATGTATTGCTTCTCCCCTATGGCGGCATTGCGGAAAGAAGAAACTTGTGATGAGGTGCCTCTTATCTTACCAACCTGTGGAAATAACCTAAAGTAATCATCAAAACCCAAGAACTGCATTAGAGCCCTTTTAAGTTTCTCTCTTTGTCTTACGATTGGACCTTCATCTATTTTCGAAAAATCTAATATTAGCTCTTCGCTTGTTTCTTCTTGTTCAGACATAATATTCCTCCTAACACAGTAAATAGTTTATAAAAGAAAACCCGCCATAAAGCGGGTTTTGTTATTTGTTGCTTTTTCTAGCTTTCTCCGTTGCTTCTTTTTCGTCTTCCTTTTGTTTAATCAATCTTTGAATAAACCATTTTCTAAGGCCGACTGGAATTGAATAAGATTCGAACAAAGAAAAGCCGCCATGGTATTTTAGGGCAAACAACTCTTCGTAGATTGCTTCTTGGTAACTAGATGTCAGGCCAAAGGAAGCGAAAGTTGATTGGTAGATCCATTTCAACCTCCGTATCGCAGGAAGGACAAGTAAAGTCGCCCTTCATCTCAACCCCTGGCTGAATGTCTTTCATTACCTGTTTGAGCTTTTTGGCGTCCCGAAGAGGCATGTTTTCTACATAAGATCCAACTAAGTCCGGATTGTCATTTACAGAAACAATAACGAGCCTGTAAGTTTCTAGGCCGGCTGAAAAGTCAACGTTATGCTTTTTATATTTCTTTTCCTTGTCGGCTAAGGCTTTTTCGTCCTTGCCTGTTAGAAAGCGTATCTCAACTTTGGCTTTTGTCTTTGGTGCTGTAAAGGTAAATGTTCCTTTCCCTGTTGCCTCAATACCTTCGGATAAAGTTAGAGGCTTGTTGCGAACACATTCCTCCAAGTCAAAAGTTACTTCGGTTTTTTTCATACAAGAGCGGCAAACTGCCTCAACTGGGTATTCATCACCATAAGCAGATCTTCGTACTTGGGTCAAGATCGCATTCTTGTCTCCAATCAAAAGGTCGTCTAAGTCAAAGTCTTTTGTTACCATCAAAGAGCGTAAAAGCTTTTCAACAACAACGCCTTGCTTTAGGTATGATTGGTTTAGAAGAATGTCTTCCTCCTTAGCGGTCATTTGTCTTACTTCTATTGTTGGGTTCTTTCGAAGAGGATGACCCTCTGGATAGAACTCACCATTTGATGGAAGCTCAACAATGTCATTTGCGGCCACAAAAGAAAAATCAGCACCCTGCTGGGCCATTGCAGGTGCTGGTTCCGGGGATGTCTGGGGGACTTCGGGAGCCCCCAAACGGTCTTGGTTATTTCTCATTATACTCCTATGAGGTTAATAAACTTTTTATGAGCCGCCGAAGCCAGTAATTGGGTCGGCGCCGTCAAGGAAGTTGAAAAAGTCGTAACGAAGTTCAACTTTAATTTCACTTAAATCTTCATTATCGTAAGACAAAGACTGAGGGAATTCAATGTTTTTCACCCAAGCATTTTGAAGGGTAAACCCTATTTTATTTTTTTCACCATCCTCACCAGACCCTAGCTGCTCAATCGTTACTTCTCCTAATGCCCCAACGGACCCTCTTTTGGTTAGTAATGATGTAGCGGCGGGCGTTTGGCCATCGGGAACCTTATATCCTGAACTAACAAAGCTTTTAATAATTGTCTGTGAAGTCGATTCATTGATGGCGTCGACCACAGTAAAGGAAATAGTGTTGTATTCTATAGTTCCAGGAAAATAAAACCTGTGATTTAAGAAATGATGTGTTGCTTCGCCAACTGTTATCGTTGGAAGGTTAACTCCTTTCACTACCCAAGTATCTAGATTATTTACACGAAGTAAAAACTTAAAATTACGACGGGGTTCGGTCTCTGTGCTGCTGCTCCAAAATGCCATTTATTATTTCTCCTTTATCTTAAATAGTCTTAGCTATCAAAACTTGCGCCGGAGCGGAAAATTTCGAAGTCGATTGCAATAAACTCAACTGTCCTGGTCGGCTTGAGGAGCACTTTTGCATACAGTATGTTCCGATCAATTAGATCAGGTGTTGTTGTTGTCTCATCAAGAATGAGTCTATAATCTTCTAAGCCAAACTTAGCCTTGACATCATTCAAGAGCGGCCGTGCCCTAAGAAGGAACTGAGCCCAAGTGTCACGAACATTCGGCTGGAATAAAGTTGTACTTGCGATTCTTGAAATTTCCTTCTTGAGGAAAATAAGAAGCCGACGAACATTGACTCGGTCAAGCGCAGAAGCACTAGCCTGAAGTGTTTTCTGTCCGAAGATAACGATTCCTTCTTGTGGGAACTGCGCAATCGGGTTAACGTTTACGCCGTATAAGTCGTCTCTCTCCTTTGAGGATAGTCGCTTAGAAACGCCAGTTGCTACAATACCGGTTGAGCCATCTGAGAGGCCGCCACGGTTAAAGCCAGCTGGTGCGAACCAAGGCTCCGCAACTCTTTCTGTGTAACCAAACGCTGACATTGCTGCCACTGTCGCAGGAACATACAACACAGTGTTTGATCCTCGGTCTCTTATCTGAACTGCCGGGTAGTAAGCAGCGCCGTAAGAACTATCAAAACCTCGTGTCTTCATAGTACGTACAGCAGTGCTAGGATCAGGAAGTGCAGTTCTGTTTGTTCCTATATCGCCGGAAGTTAGCTCAAAACGAGGCTTGTAATCGTTTTCGATATCGATAATAGCCAACGTGTCGCTTCTTTCCTCGGCCATATCAACCAAGTAGTCAGTTACAAGAGGATCGGACAAGCCCGGTGCGGCTACAACATTGTGCTCAACCACATCAGGGTCTCTAAGCATGTCGATTGCCTTACGAACTGAGTATAGCTCATATGAGTCTTGTTCAGATTGTCCGCTGATTAGTCGGTTTGCAAAAGGCTCTGGCTCTGTAATGTCCAAGCCGTCTGTTCCGCCAACTAGCGGCAGCGTGAATGAGTTTACACTAGCATCAAGAAGAGTATCGATACTCCCTGTTCCTCTGAATGAAGTTGCATCTGCTCGTGAGCCTGAAACATAAACAGGGACTGTGGCTGAACCTGAAACATCATCTAATGAGAAGATGTAAGAGTATTCTAGGCCGGCGGCTAGCGTACCTCCTGAGCCGTAAGGATCCCCTATGTCTGAAGAGAGGCGCCTGGTATAATCACTATAGCCATTATCACGTCTGGCGAATGTGCCTTGTGTGCGTGCGCCGTAGAATGCGCTCTTCGGTGTTGAGACGCCATAAGCGCCTGACTCACGAAGTGAAATCCGAGGGAATTCGATACTAGACGACATGGGGCCGCTGAAATTGAATCCGGAATATTGAGATCCGGTTGTAAGCGTTGCGCCGGCAAACATTGAGCCCGAAGGAATAGCCAAACCAGCGCCGGCGGTGCCTGTGACTGTTTGAGTCGCTGTTCTTATTGGCCCAAAGTAACCAAACGGAAGAACTGCCGGGTTAGCGCTAGCGTTGTCGACTTCATCATTCATTTCCATACGAATGTATTTTGAAACGTTGGCGTATGTTCCATACTCTTCGTAGTATTTTTCAGTCGTGTTCCAGCTTACGTACCTGTCGCCAATTCGACGAGCAACATAGTCTGGTGATGCCGGATTTAGATTTAGGCCCGTGAATGACTCTAGGAGGTTTAGGGCGTTATCTGTATCGCTAGCATCTCGCACAAAAACATCAAAAGTGCCGTAAGGGTCGACAGTTGGGTTGACCGCTGCTTTTACGTTTGCAATTGATATCTTGATGTTGCTGTTGTCCCAGTCTCCTCGAATATCAGTGGCGGCAAAGCGGAACAGCTTCTGCTGGGTTTCTGGCTGGTAGGATCCAGTTTCTTGAGTGAGGTCTTGTGCGAACACTAGGCCGCTCTTTGCCACGGCAGCTGCTGCTGCACGGTCTGAGAGGTCTTTGCTCAGCCCGGACATACCGGCAACGAAAGCAAAAGCGTTTTTCCCGGTACCACTAAGTGCAGTTGGGGCGCCAGACCCAGGAGAGCCACCACACACAATCTCTTGTAGTGAACTTTCGAAAGTTTCTCCTAGCCAATAGTTTAGTCTTGTGTCGGCAGCATAGAGATCTGAATTCGTATAGTGTGGGTTGGTATTGAATACCTTACGAATGTACTTTTCTGAGTTTGGATCAAAATTGAACGTGGCAGTAAGATGGGTCAGTGTGACGCCGTCGGTGTCATACCCCGATCCTGAGACAATTGCCGTAAATGTAAGGTCAAGTGCGTTAGAAGACTCATTCTGGACCAATGTACCAGCGGTATCAACCGGAGTAGTTTGGCCGTTCGTGGTGCTTATAAGCTGTATTGATGAATCTGCATCTGTTAAGTAAAATACTGCGCCAAGTGAAGCAGTTGTTTGTATAGTAGCACCAGAAACAACATTGGCAACGAATACGCCAGTAGCTTCAGTGGCTGTCCAACCAGCTTCTCCGGATCCCACAGTAAATTCTGGATGTTGCTCTCCTGCTAACCGAACAAATGTTATTGGGTTATTGTTGCGAAGATAAGCTTCAGCGGCGAATGCTCCGTAAGTCGGGGCGGCAAAGTTTCCTTCACGCCACACATCTCCACCTTTACCTCCAGGCGACGGAGCGCCAAAGATTCTATAAAGGTCATCTGTTGACTCAAGTCGAACAGGGGTCATTGATGGTCCATACGGGGCACGACCAATTACTGCGGGGCCAATTGGGGGTGCCTCGGCCGGGATTCCTGAACGATCAATCTCTGCTACTTGAACTCCAGGTGAAATAAATCTAAATTTGTCTGCGGGCATTGTTTAAAACTCCTTAGTTGAATTATATAATTATAGTTCACTACTAAATAGTTATTTCTTTTCTAAAAACACCTACAAAGTTAAAATTGTTGTTTCTTTTGGGAATTTATACTCTACAATGCTTTCCCTGACTATTATTTTTGGCTTTTCTTCGTTGACATACTGGCCAAATAAATAAGCAATTAAATTTAAAGAGATTTTTGCTTCCAATTTTCTTTGTTCGTCGCCTAGGTTTGCTGAGTTATCGGAAATGTTATAGTTTGAGTCTATAAACATTTCATATCGATGAAAGTTGTTTTCCACTACCTTATAGTTTATGTTTCCGGTTCGAACCATGAAAGGCTGAATCATTTCATTCATTTGCTGGGTATATAACGAGGTAAGGGTTACTTCATAAGTTGGGTTGATGTGTACCACTTGCGGTATACCAATAAAGTCATAAACAGTTTTTGTCTTTTTTCTTCTTTTGTTCTGCGTTGACTGCCCGGTTTGTTGTTTCGCAAGTGCGTTGGAGAAATCTGCTGTTTTATTTTGCATTATTCTTTTTGCGATTTGGATTGATGCTCCGTTTGAGTCGGCAGGAACGTTCCCTTGGAAGATTCCTTTTTTTGAAGGATCTTTTGATAAACCGGTTCTCGCAACAGTAATAATCGGAAAGTTTAGAATGTCATTTGTTCTTGGATCTTTCTTTGTATACCAAGCTCGTTCCGATCCTTGCCAAATAACCGGAACTTTCTTGAACCCTTTGTTTGTTCTTGTGCTAATGTTTAGATCTTCATTGACAAAGTTAAAAACAGCCTCGTCAATGTTTTCCAATGTTGAGGGTTCGAACGGGATGTGCACTAAAATTTCTGATCCGTTATTGTCCATCGAATAATCCTTCTCTTGATCTCAAACACTTGGCTGAGATCTCAAATCGTCTGTCTGCTTGGCCAAATAGAAGCCTGGGTTCCATAAGGGTTGTTATTTCGTATAAGATCTCGTCATACAGCACAAAATCGCCTTCTCTAACATAAAGATCTTGGTCTTCTGTAAGCCTTCTTTTATGGAAGTTTACAGTTATTGAGGCAGTTTTGTCTAAACCGTAGTTTGATGTTTCTGTTTGGATGCCATCAAAGTTGACTAATGCGTATACTCTAACCGGAGGAAGGAAAGATTTTTGGATTGCCTCCCCATAAAGTGAATGATAGTTTGTATGCTCTAAGGAAAGTGGGTAATAAGCAACTGTTTGGCCTATTACTCTTTCTATTAGTTCATCATTTACTTGTTTTACTAGATCTCGCTCTTTCTCGTTGAAAAAGAGTGGCGGAGGCGGTTGAGCCGGTCTAGACCATTTGTTGTCTGCCATTATGCGCTACCTTGTGGGCCGGCATAGATCGGCATTGGAATAGCCTTGAAGGTCTCAACCACTGCCGAAATCTTTGTTTGATCATCTTGCGCAAGCTTGGTATAAGTCAACTCGTCCATAATGGTCTTGAGTTCGTCTCTAAGGGCTTGCTTTTCTGTCTTGCTCTCATCCTTTAGGGCAGTGCCGTTCAAGGTCACAGACTCGCCAGGAATAGGCACTGTGGCGAACTTAGAACGTATCTCTCCTAGTTGTCCTTTTGATACAGCAAAAGCATAGCGCCGAATCCAATGTTTGCCTATAGCGTTAATAGAAGCATAAGGCACATTTTCGTATGGAAGGGTGTTTAGGTTATTTACACCATTGATTTGTTTCTCAACATAACCAACAGATGAAGAAAGCGGTGATTCATCTACTGAATACTCGATCCACATCTTTTTGGGCTGAACAATGGTAGGGGAAGGGAAAATACGAAGTTGGTTGTTTCTTAGTTGGTATGAAAAGCCGCTTGTTCTTGTATAAATAGCGTCCTCAAAAGCCATTGCCTGGGCTTTGTTTTGCCAGGTTGGAATAACTTCGAAAGTTGAGTCATCGGCAAACTGACCATAACTAGACAAGTTACCAACGGCGTTTAGGCCGCCATAATAGCCATAAAAACGCCACATTGCTTGTGGAGTCTTATAAAAAACTTTTCTAACTAAAATTCTATTATCTGTTCCTACTCTTGATGAATGGACCGGATCTGCTCTTAGGATGGTTTCTAGATCGTAATCTTGCTTATTGACCTCAACATCGATCGAGGCTGAGTAAATGTTAGTCAAGCCGCCAACACGAACTTCTGTGCCGACAGCATCGCCAACTCTTCGTGAGTATTCAAATGAAAAGCGAGTATACTTTATAGCAGCTGCTGATCCGGAAGCGTCGCCGCCTATTATTGTGCCGTCCGAGTCAAAAGAGCCGGTTGAGGATCCTAGTAGATCAGAAAGAGAGTTTTTGCTTTGATGTAGATTGACTAGATAAGAGTATTCTATACAAGCATCTTCATAAGCCGCATAAACATTGCCGGCTGTAAGCTCAATATCCAAAACATCGCCGCCAAGCATTTTGTATGTATAGGCAACTTGGTCTGAGGCGCCTGTTAGAAAGGAGTCTGATGCCGAATAAATGCCGTATGGTAAAGCTGCGGTTACATCAGTTGCTGTCCCGGTCTGCGGAAGTATTATTGCTGATGTTTGAGAAATGGGTGTTAGGACAGGCAAAGACATTCGTGTATTCTCCTTATAAGTGCTCTATCATAAATAGTTCTTGGCAAAAGAAAACCCCCGGTGTTTCCACCGGAGGCCTCTTTTATCCTAGTTTAGACTAGTTCTTATCCAAGGAAGTCCTTGCAGATAACTAGACCGTACATGTCCGGACGAACCATCTTCTTGGCGTATCGGGTCATGACACCCTTACGAGGTACGAAGTCCTCGACACCGAGGATAGTCGGAGTCACCTGGAGAGGGACATACGGAGCGTACACGTAGCCACTTTCGAGGAAGGAAGCGCCCTTGCGACCAACTAGTACGACATTGCGTAGGAAGTAAGGGTCGACATAAACGTCAAACTTCTTGGAAAGTGAACCAACACGAACAGCACCAATGGATCCACGGTCATCATCGTGAGTTACAGCAGCACGGAAGCCGGCAGTGAACTCAAGAAGGTTAGCCATTTCGGGGGAGACAACAATAAAGTTGGCGCCGCCACGAAGTGTCTTGCGGTGGATCTGAGCGGAAACGTCATTGATTGTCTCAATGAGAGTCTCATACCACTCTGAAACATTGCCAGTGAAGTCTGCTCCGAGAAGGCTCTCGTTGGATGATGCTGAGATGTCAGCACCGGTCTCACGGTCGACGAAACGACCCGGTCGGCGTGACCAGTAGAATGTACCAGCAGTTGATCCCTTGACAAGGTCTTCAAGGATCTCACGGTCAATCTCAAGAGCAACCTGCTCTGAAAGGATTGAAGTAAGCTCAACCTCTGCATCCATGTTGTGGTATGCGTTGAGGTCCTGACCAAGTTCCGGAGTCCACTTAGCCTTAAGCTTCTTGGTGACTGCGGTGACTGATACGGAATCGACCTTGATGTCGATTTCAGGGATATCAGCGTTGTTCTCAAGTCCCCATTCGGCAGCGCCTACAACGGATCCAATGCCGGAACTATCAAAGTTGTCAGCTAGAGGTGCATCGGCAGACGTAACAAGAGCCAAGTTGGTACCCAGTTCGGTGACCATAGCCTCGGTCACAGAACCTGTCGTTGAAGCCCAAACAAAAGCCACGTAGTCGGTACCAGAGACGTCCTTAATCGTTGTAAGGCGTCGGACCTGCTCTGTGTCAGTGATGAGAGCGGCGCCAGTGAGTGTCAAAGCAACAAAATTGTCTTGATTGAACTCTGATGCTAGGAGAGTTGCTGCTGCAACCGTACCAATAGCAACTGCTGAACCTGAAACGAGGTCAGGGTCATAGCGAAGGATCTGGTCCGCTAGAAGCTGAGTCATTCCTGTGCCAAAATCTCCGTTCAGTGATTCAAATGCGCCATTTGCATCGACAGTACCAGAAGTAACAGTAAGCGCCCCTCCGAGTGGTATTGTACCAGTCGGTGAGGAGTAGCCACTGTTTAGAGCGTAAGGGCCGGCTTCGGCATCACGCCCAGTAAGGATAACGCCTCCAGTGATCTGTGAAGCGACTCGGCCGCCTCCGTAGATTGAATCTCCGCCATCGTTACTAAGACGATTGCCGGTCTCGTTTGAGAAGGTGAAATCCATGAAGAAGATTAGACCTGAAGGAAGTGACATCGGCTGAACAGAAACTAGGTCCTGAGCAACAAGTGATGCGAATACACGTCGAACGAGAGGGAATGCAACTGCTGCAAAACCTTCAACGTCGGCGCCGGCCATTGTGGATGATTCACGAAGAAGCTCCTTGGCCTGGTTTTCAAGTAGACGAGCCATCTGGTGACGCTTGTCATCTGTGTTTAGACCCTCAAGAAGTCCTGTTCGCTCCCACTTATTAAGTAGTGCGTTTGACTCCTGGTGAAGGTCACGGGGCTGGATGCCCTCTGTGAGTGTCTTAAGTACTGACATTTTAAAATTTCTCCTTTTTTATTAAAGTATGCCTGCTAGTCTCTTCATACGAAGAACGTCGCTTGACTCGCTTATTGTTTGTTTTTTTGCGGAGCGAGCCACAAGTGTTCTAACCTTTAGCGCTTCAGTCAAGTTTTCTGGACCAGCATTCTTTGCAGGTTCAGACGAAACCGTTTCACATAGAGTTTCAAACACAGCTTTGACCTTATCGGTCGTGTCGGCCCGGTTGATTGTTTCGACAATTTTACTTTTTTGCCGCTCATTCAAGGAGTTATCTATTAGGGCTTTGTTTGTATAAAACAGTTTTGTGTTTACGAGATGAGACTCTGAAAGCTTATTCTGCAAGCTCTCAACCAATACTGCTGTATTCTTTATTACATTGTTTTTTTCTGTTAGTTCTTTTTCTAAACTGTTCTTGCTCTCGGTGAGTTCCAAGACAGCCTTCTTAAATGTGGCGTTGTCTTCTTCAAGCTCAGTTGAATGCATTCGGGCCAACTCAAGCTCCTGCTCAAAGAATATTTGACTATCGGGACGTCCTGCCCAGCCACCTTTTTGCGCTGAAGTATCAACGGTAAGCTTTTCCATAAGGCCAAGAAGATCGTCTTCGGAAATGTCGATCTCTTCGGCTATAGCATCTGGCTCGCCAACACCGTCTTCTATTTCTACTCCGGAGTCCTCAAGTTTGTCTAGGTCGATAGTGACCATTTCTTCGTCGCCATCTTCCTCGCCCATTTTCGCTACTTTTACGGCGAGTTGATCAAGAACGTTTTGGGCTTGTTCGATTGAGTCAGAAACGTCGTCAATCATTTGCTCGGCTTCTTCTTTTTCGTCGGCCGGCTTGGCTTCATAAGACATTGGTAGATCGTCTTCGATCTCGCTTGTCTCTTCGTCGCCATCAAGGTCTAGAACTTCCGCTTCCGCTTCGGCTCCAAGATCCCCCGCTTCCATTTCTTCTTCGTCGTCCTGCTCTAAAAGGCGGTCGACCGCTTCTTTGATTTGTGATGAATATTTTTCAAGAACCTCTGCTTCGGCGTTTGCTTTTGCAACCTCACGAAGGTCTTTTGCATCTACGATGGCTTGTTCAAGCATTGACATTAACTAACTCCTTAATAAAATATAATACCACTTATAAATAGTGCGTCTTTTTTAAAAACGCTATTTTTTTTTATAGTTCTATATAATCTGGTGAAGGGTTAAAATATATAACAGTGTCGTCTACGGCCTGGCCAACAACCCGCACAACATGTCCTACTGTTGAAGGTCTAACAGAAGTAAAACCACCATTAACAGTTGGGTCAGCATATACTTGCGCCCCAACATCTAACGAACCGGCGCCGCCAGATGAAAATGAAACAGTGCTCCCTGAAACATAAGCCCACCCTAAAAATCCTGTATTTGGCATTATTCTATTCTCCTAAAAGTCCTCCTGCCATGCGAGAATACCAGCCGCAGTTCCTGCTCCCGATCCGTTAATTGTGACAGTTATAATATCACCGGGCCTGATTGCGAATTCTTCAGTTCCGAAATCGAAGTGACCGCCGCTATCTTTTGATACAGTAGTTGAGAAGAGATTGTTTCCGCCGCTGACGTAATTTTGCACAGTATCAACTTCCATAACAGAATCATCACCATTAATATCAGACCAACTTGCTACTCCGCTCAATGTTGCGTTACGATAAATGGTGATCGTTGCCAATTGGTTTTTATCATTTGCTAGCGATAAGTTTCGGAGGTAGGCTCGTACACGATTCGTCACTCCCACATATGTTGTCTTGTTTCGGAGATTGAAAATGGCAGTTTCCGAAGTCGCAGTTGTTGATCCGGCCGTGTTATTCGTAGGTCCTAGGATGATGTTCTTGCCCTCGACAAATCCGGACATTGAAGCACATTTCATTCTGATATCTTCTGTGCCACCAGTTTTCACGATCTTCATTTCAAGAGGAAAACTAGGATTAAAAGTCGAGGGCTCAGTATCTGAGTTTGCAAATTTAACTCTATGCACATCAATTAGTTTGCCTGTCTCCTCATCCTCAACCTTAAAGTCAATCTCGCCAGCACCTAACCATTGATACTCAATCGCATAAACATTGAGTTTGGTCTGGTCCAGGGTCATCTTTGAAGGGCCGGTGCCATCCAAAACATCTTCCGACCAACTAGATTGTGCCGTCCATGTATCAACGCTATTTTTGCGGATTAGGGTACCAAATTGTGTGCCGTTATATCCAAAGAAGAAACCATCCTCACCGTTACCGCAACCGTGTATTTGTGTTGAATTTGCCGAAGAGGTTTCATAAAGGGTCGTGAATCTGGCAATGGCACCTAAACCAGCACGATATTTAAGAATGCGGAGCGTTTGTATCTCTGCTGAACCGCTTGGGTCGATGGAGCTTGAAATCGCCGCCATTGAGTTGGCCTGTGTTGCAACGCCACCATTACTCCCAGATGAGAACACCAAGTCCCCATTTAGGTTATAGGGGAATGTAACTTGAACTTGTGGTGTTAGTTCAGCATTTCTTAAATCACCGAATGCTGTTTGCGGCTCGTTGATGCTAACTTTAAGCGTGCCATCATAATCAACTGATGAGTTTCTAAATGTCCCCTGTGCATCCTGCCCCACAATGATATTACGATTGAGGGTTGTAACCATTGCTGGTGAAATAAATGCATTGGTGGTTAACAACTGAGGCGATATCGCAGTTGTTAGGAACTTGGTTGTGTAGTAGAAATCTGTGGTGTCAGAAGCTTCTGTGTTGGTGAAGCGATACCTGATAAAGTTAACGAACGCCGGTGCTGCAAAAAACTGATAGCCATTAGCCGCAACATACGGAATGGTCAGGCTGCGAACAACATCTGCCCCAGCAGCATCAGCACAGAACTGGATATTGATAGTTCCGTCTTTATCGGATAGAATCTCTGTCTGAACCTGTGAGAAACCACGGGCATCAAGATAACCTGAATCATAGGTCGCAGAAGCAGAAACAACAGCCGTTGTCTTAAAGCCTTCTGTTTCTGCGATAATTTCGCTATTGTCCATTTCTCTATATGAAAACATCTTATCCTACCCCAGCAGAGCCAGTCCAATTGTTCCAACTGGCTTCTTTTTTAATTGACGTTAAACCAGCAATGACTGATGCTGTTGTATTTCCACCACTAGCAATTAAATACAAATCTCCAACTTTAAAATCAGCCGCATAACTTGCAGATGTGGCTAAACTTATATAATTTGTTGCTTGCACTCCATTTTCAGAAAATCCAAAACGAAGTTCATTTGCCCCTTCATTTCTAACAGATATGAACTTTGTTATATTAATAAAAGAAACATTCACAGGAGTTGATGTTCCAATCGCCAACGAGGCAGTTGCAAAGGGAATTGAACTAACTTGAAAAGCGGCTGTGTGCCCTAAGCCATTTCTGTAAGTTATACTCACTTTCTATCCAACTCCGGAATATCCTGATGAACCTGTAAGAACTGGGAAATTGCTTTCCGGGACATTAACTAACTCCTTAATAAAGTATAATACCACTTATAAATAGTGTGTCTTTTTAAAATACTGGTTTTTCCTAAAAATAGCTTATAACAGCCTTACCCTACGCCGGCAGAGCCTGACCAATTGCTGGATAGTTCGTCTGCGGCGATTGTTGTTACGCCGGCACGAATCTCAAAACTCCTACTACCGCCGGAGCCTGTTTTCTGGAGATAAAGAGAGGCGACTCTCCAATAATAGATGTCACTTACACCTTCGGGGGTTACAAAATAATTTTCGTTTGCTGTTACCCCTAGGGATGAAAACCCGATCCTTAGAGGTCCGGAAGCCGAAACCTGAATAAAATTAGTTACATTTGTAAAATTAGCCTCGTATACATTTGCACCGGTGGTGCTACCTCTAATAACATAAGGCACTGCGCTTACTTGGTATGCTGAAGAATTGCCCAAGCCTGTTTTATAATTAAATACGCTCATTGATTATCTCCTAAAGTTAAGAATTGTCTTGCGCTTCTTCAAGCTGCCTTCTTACTTTTTCTTTTTCTTGTTTTCTCTTCTTTCTTCGCTTTTCTTCGCTGCGAATTTCCGAAGGTTTTCTGTAATACTGTCTTTCTCTGTGGTTCTCAAGGACACGATCTTTCTTTAGCATCCTCTCTAGGACTCTGTATGCCTTCATGACATCTCCGTTCCTTACTTCCACTTGGTATGGCTCAATTCCGTCTAGGGCATTGATTTTCTTTCCATACTTCTTTCTTTTCTTGTCAAGTTTTCGATCGTATTCTTCGAAATTTCCTTTACTTGACTTGTTGTACTTTCTCATTGGTCTCCTATAGTCCGAAAGCTGATAAATCTACACCGGAGTCATTAGGATCTGAGTCCCTTAGAGCACCGAATTTTTCTTGTTGCGAGGAAGGTGCGGCTGCTAGCGGCTCCGTTCCTTCAAAAATGTTCACGCCGCCAAAGTTGCCTGCGCCGCCGATTGAGTCCAAGAGTCGTTTCCTGGTTTCGTTGATGTTTTTCTTTGGCTTGGCTTTTTGTGCTTTTTTCATAAACTTACGAATAGGTTCTTCATCTCTGCCCTCAGTTATAGTTGAGACAGAGACGCCTTGCACTGATTCTTTGATTATGTGAGCAAGAACTCCTGGCTCTTCCATAATCACTTCTTTTACACACTCTTTAATAAGAGGCTTCAAGATCTTTGTGAGTTCATCTTTATTCATTATAGTCCTACTAGGTCGTAAATTTTCGAAAGTATTATTTGTTCTCTGGTACTGTCCAAAGCGGTTCTTGTAAGGTCCTCGTTCATATAAGAAGATCTTGTGGGGCCAACAAAAGCACCTGATGTTGATGGCTCCTGAACTACGTCAAAACAAATAAGCTGGAAATCTTCATTTACCATTGTTCCTTCACGTGACTCACGAACCGAACCTAAACCTCTTGATGAGATGCCGATCTTAACGCCGGCATTGACCAAACCCTTGAGTATGTCTCCGGAGGGCGTTGGTAGAACTTCTAACTTACCCATTACCTTATTGCCGTCCATCCAAATGTCTGTTATTAGGTGCGAGACGTTCTTAAGATTGACAACTGAATCGTCCGGATGGTCAAGTTCGCCAACCGATCGTCTTTCAGCCACTACTTTTTTATAATTATCAACTTCTCTTCGTAGTGTTCTTTCCGGATACACACGACCATTGCCGTTCTTTTCTCCGTATTTTTGTAAAACACCGGTAAGAATAGTGGCGCCTTCGTTGATTCTTTTCTTTTCGCCTTCTGTTAGAAAGTCTTGACAGACCCCACCATCACAAAGCTCATAAAACTCTCTCAATAATTGTTTACGCATCTAAATTTCCTTTGGCGGGCGTCACCCGCTCGGTTCAAGACCCTTTGCAGCAGCGACGAACCGGCTGTAGAGCCCATTTTTGTGTCCAAGGCATAATAATCTCCATTCTTTTATAAATAGTGTTAAGTTTTATAAATTCTAAAATTTATTCCTTCATCTCCAAAGATCTGACATAAAGCATAAGAGGTGCCTGATGAAAGACACCCATAAGCAAAGCCGTATGAGGGTTCGGGCGTGTTTAGAATGCAGTAAATAAGCAAGCCAGCCCAAAAACCAACGCACATAGGGCAGTGGAAAAAGTGGTGCTTTGGCCTGATGCTATTAAAGATTGATCCATAGACCAAGATCTGTGTCAATCCATAACTAGCCAGAATAAAAAGCAGCAGCGGCATTAGAAGTGGTAAGTAATGTAATACCTGCGAGCAAACCTAGGATCGATTGATCCTTTCTTCTCTGCTTGCGGAACGTTCCCTAGATCTGTATAAACCTCTGGATCTGTAAGGCGCTCTTGCTCGTTGTCTTCAAACTTATCATTCATTGCGAAGCTTGGCTCTTCCATTTGGAAATAGTCATAAAGCCTTGATAGGGTAACTTCTACAAAATCAATTTTAGAGCCTTCCGCAGGCTTCATTATAGCAGCCTCCATAGACCCCATCATAATACCGCCCTGCATTGAGCCGTGTGCGATAACGCCATAGTCTGCAAGATAGGAGAAAAGATCATCCTGTGAATGATAAGTGTGATCCCCCATTTCCGTTTTTGGAAAAGTTGTTATTTTAGCGTCTTTACGTGAGACGATTATGTGAAGCTCTGGATGATCGTTGACCAAGATGTCGCCATTGAGCGCTTTCTTCGCTTTTAGCTTGATGGTCCGATCGGGAGGAGTGTCTGGTGTTGAGGAGTCGTTTACTTTAATTTGAATCGCCATAGTTGATCTCCTCTACTAGGGATTGAAGCTTGAGAGTATCCAAAAGAAGCGCTTCATTTAGCTCTAGGTTCTCAAAGTTATTAAACTTCTTTGTAATGTCTTGTATGCCTTCTGAGATAACTGGGTTTTTTGCTTCAAAGCTTTCTAGGGCATATTTTAGTTCATTAAGCTTTTCTGTAATGAACATTTTGAACTCAACTCCATCATCAGCAAATGAGGTAATGAACTGAGAAACTATTTTCTTTTGACCTTCTGAAAGCATTGTGCCGTATTCATCATTAAAGTTCTTAACAAACTCACGATAAACTAATGTGTCTATTGGCTTATACTCTTTCTTTTCACTGAGTGTTTCTTGACCACAAAGTTTCTTGACTAGGTTGTCTTCCACTAGAACACGGCTTTTGGTATTATCCACACCTTGTAGAATATTGTGTATAGTGCCTAGATCTCTATAATTTGGAACAAAGTTGTTGTATACGCTTGTGCCTAGTTGCTTGTTTATAGCGTCAATAAGCTTTGTTTGTGCGTTGAATGTTTGCTTTCGATCGGCCATCGCATACGAAAACTTACTTTCTTGGATTAGACGGTCGGCCAAGTGAGGCTCGGACATGTCTTTTGTCTCTAAGAGCGTTCGGTAAAGATAAAGCTCTTTATAAAGTAAGGTGTCTTTCTTGAAATGTTCTTTTACGATCTTGGTTATCTTGGCTGCTTTTTCTTTATCATCTACAAGAGCCGCTTTTGTAAGCTCTCTAACTAATGCTTCATAAAGAAAAGCGGTATTTCTTTTCTTATTGTACTTGGTCATCATCTTTTCTCTCCAGTGATTCTAAAAGATTGTCGATTTCTTTGGAATGCTCCTCAAAATCGTCCTCTACTGTATAACTAGTTTCTTTTTTCTCAACCATCCCCTCTAAGGTTGGTTCTATGTTCTCAAAAAAGACTTCAGAAGGCTTTGGAAGACCTATTTTTGACCTTTTTGTGTTGCCTGTTGCGAACTCTGGAACGGCCATTGACTTCATTGCCATTCGGTTCTTCTTGATTCTTCCATCTTTCTTAGGCTTATACATTTTGCCCTTCGAAGCTTCTGTTGTTGTTAGGATGTTTCCAGAATCGTCCCTTTTGCCCGGTGCAACTTTTAGAATGTCTTCTTCTGGCTCAGCGGCGTCAGTATCCGGTGTTTCCTCTCCACCTAAGTCGGGTGTTTCGGAATCCGCTCCAAAAGCGCCTATGTCGCCGCCGCCAAGTGAGGTTTCTTCCTCGTCGGAGGCTGCGGCAGCGTCAAGGTCAGAAGAGAACTTTCGGTCAAAATACATTTCACGCTGGTTGCGAAGGAATTCTTCTTGTGAGATGTTGAAAATGTGCTCGGCAATGTATCTCTTGGAGAAAAAGCCTTCAGTTGCGGATGAGGCAACCTCAAACTGTGTTTTCATTGTCTCTAGGTCCTGAAGTTCGGCAATCCTAGACGGGTTATTGAGTTTAAGGTTGAAACCTGTAAGATCAGACTTTCTAAAGCCTAAAGTATAAAGGTGAACCATTCCAATCTTTGTAAGCTCGGAAATCAAGGCCTTTTGGAGGCGTTGGATAGTTCTGGCGAAACGAATGTCTTTCTGCGAGAGAGATGTTCGGTCTTCTGCGTTCTCACCGGCGACTAGATAAGCTTGTGGGATCTTGATGGCGGAAAATAGCTTTTCACGAAGGTATTTCACGTCTTCGATCTGTGAAGTGAACTGACCTCCTGCTAATGTCTCGATTTTTGTTCCTTGTTGGCCGCCTCGGACTGGAATGTAATAATCTTCCTCTACAGACATTGGGTTATAACGAAGATCTGCTCTTCCGCTGTCTGCATCAACGATCTGGTTTCGTTTGAGGGTGGTCATAACCTCTTGCATGTATGTGCTTACGTCCTGTGGGGCTACAGCGCCAACATCAACATAAAATACTCGGCGTTCGGGCGCTCTTACGATACGATAGGACATCATTGCGTCTTCTACAAGCGTTAGTTGCCTCCAGATACGACGAGACCCCTCAAGAACAGAGGTTCCATAGGGGTTATACTTATTATTTCCTAAAATACGGAAGTGAGCTATCTGCCAGTCCTCAAAGGTCAAGCCACCGGAGTTCCACTGAAACTGTAAATAGTTTGGGTTGTTTTCATCTTGTCCTTCTAGCCTTTCTAGTTCGCTGAGAGGCATAGCAACAACATTTTGGATGCCTAGTTTCTCATCAACGTCCAAATAAAGGAAAAAGTCTCCATACTTACAAAGAGTTCTTGCCCATCCGTAAAGGTTGAGGTCTACATTGAGAACATCGTAAAACAAGATCTGTAATGCCGTCTTGATTTCTTGGTTTGGACAGTCAATCGTAAGCATTTTACGAATGTCTGTTGAGGTAGTCATCTCATCGGCATAAATATCAAGCGCAGAGTTTAGTTCTGGCATGTACTCCATCTGATCGAAGTCAATATATCGATCGTTCCGGTTCTGATTGAGCATAAAGTCGCCGTAAAACGAGTAGTTCTTCTCGTAATCGGCTTTTTTGAACTCTTTTCCTGATGCGGAGGTCCAGTTAAACTTATCAAGTTCCTTTCGGCGGTATTTTCTTGCCTGCTCGTGTCGATAGTTGACGATTGGGCCTGAGAAAAGCCGTGTAAGCGCCTTGTAAAGCGGGTTGTCCGGGTTTCTTGTGTTCTCTGAACTTCTTTTAGGTATGATTGTTTTTTTATATGCCATTTTTTAGCCCTTGTATAGCCAAGAATATTGTTGCTGTTGTTTTTTTGCTTCGCTTGCCTGTCCTGATTTCATAACTGGTAAGTGGCCAATCATTCCAGGGATAGTTGTATTTAGTTCTCTTTTATCTGTAAAGAATGCGTTCATCATTTTTTCTGATTTTTCTCGGTCATAAGCGCTCTCTTCGTATACGGCGTCTCTAATCCAGCAAGCAATCGCAAAAGACATTACCAAGTCATCGTGCTTTGATCTCATTGCTTGAGGTCGGCCATTTTTCCAGACGAAAGTTTTAAATTCTCCAAATAATCTTTTAGACCTTGTTATAACTAGTTGGTTGCGAATCATTTCTTCCATTTTGGCGATGATTAATGGCCTTGTCTTAGAAGAAGTGGTAAAGCCGGGTGTTGCGCCGGTAATGTTTTCTGCTATTAAAGGATCAATAAATTCATCTCCCTTAGAATAATATAAGTTATTATACCTTAGATCTTTCAATTTGTCAATAAGCATAAACCCAATATTATTACTTTCTACAACAACCAAACACGTGCCGTATCTTGTTGCGGCCTGATGTACCATATTGGCGTACATATCTATGGCGACTTTTCCTTGGTATTCCGCAACTATTTCATTTGTGGTAATGTTCCAAACGTGAAAAGCAGAATAGTCTTCACCGTCACCCCTAGCAACGTCAACAGTCATAAAGTATTTTGATGCTGGATCGTATTCTTGCCAAATCCAAAGGTTTCTATCAAAGCCGTCTCTGTATAGGGGTTCTTGGACTTGCTCAAATACCCATTCTAAGTATTCGGCATCAATAACAGTCTCACCTGAAGAAAGAAAGGAACATTCTAGCTCCTGTGCTATCTCCTTCTTGGTCATGTTTCTTGTTTCTTTTTTAAACCACTCTTCATCACGATCAGGGTGAAGGTGCCAAGGCAAGCTAGTTGGATGGAAATCGTTTAGACCAGCATCAGCGTCGGAATACATACGATAAAACCAGTTACCAATCCCGTTTGGCGTTGATAAGGCAATACAGCGACCGCCGGTTGATAGTGTTGGGTACAAGCCTTTCCAAAGCTCGTCCAAGCCATCAACGTGAGCAGCCTCATCTACCACTAGGAGCGATAGTGCTTCTGAACGGCCGGCATCTCCTGACGTTGAAGAAGCCTTTATCTGTGAGCCGTTTGTTAACTCAAATGAGTTTCTGTTGTCTATTGATATATCAGCTATTTGCAACCATGGTGGTAAGTTCTTTATCATGAACTTAACTTTTTTAACCAAGTTGCCGGCTGTTGAGAGTTTGGTCGCAACAACAAGAATGTTCTTTTCCCTGTGGAAGAGAATAAGCCACGCAGAGTATGCTGCGGTTATTGTTGAGATGCCAAGCTGACGTCCTTTTAAGATTATGTTGAAACGGTAAGCGTTATAATCTTGAAGAAGATCTTTCTGGAAGGGGTAGGTCCTAAATGGTATAGGGCCTTGTTCGGGGTGAGAGATGCGAACATAGTTCTCAATAAAGTAATTGGGATCTTTGCCGCACCTAACAATCTCTTTTATTACTTGCTCTTTATTAAGCACACTAGTTATAGATTCCTAGCGCCCTTAGCGAAGCGTCGGTAAGTCTCCATCAACTTGTCTTGTGCTGGAATGGGAGGGTTCTCATCTATTCCTTTCATTCCGTTAATCTTGTACTTCTTGATCGCATTCGCAAAAACTCGCACATTTGACGTTGACTGAACAAGAACATCAACTTCGCCGTCGGCGCCAAGACTAACACGCTTTCCAAGTATCTGGCTAGCTCGATTGGTTAGGTATTTGGCGATGTCGGCCATAACTCTTTCCATTTCTTCCTCAAACCCGCCACCATAAACTTCTTTAAGCTTGATGTCTGTTTGATAAGTGATTGTAAGAATGTCGCCGGCAGTCCGAACAGTGAATCCGTCCATGTGGCGGCTATCTTTGATGGGATCGCCTTCTTCACGGCGAAGACCAATCTTGAGTGGGTCGCCGTTGGCGTCGGTGCCGCCATCATAAGCTAGGGCGGCGGCTTGTGCTAGTGCTTGGACTGGTGTCATTTGTTATTCTCCCGGAGTGTGCTTGTATTGAGCAATCTTATTTGCAAGTTGTTCGATGAATTTAGGATCATCGAGCATACCTTCCACAGAAGGCATTTCTTTCATTTGTTTTTGAATCGCTCTTTTTATTCTTGGAAGGAAAGTCGTTCTGAACAATTTACCTGATGCAACTTTAGCACGTATGTTGTTTACAAAGGTTTCGTTGCCCACTAAGCTGTCTCCAACTTCTTCTGGAGTGTCGTCTAAAGTATCAAATCTAGATATAATTGATTGTATTACCTTGTCTTGCTCTGCATCCATCTTTGATGCATCGGCAGATGCGTCTGCAACGGCAGCATTGTATACTTTCTTGCCGCCTCTGCTTAGGCCGGCAGCTGAATCCATTGCTTCAATCTCGCCAGCACGAACATCTAGATCATCCGCTCCACTTGGGCCTCTTCGGGGCCTTCGGGTCGAGGCTTTCTTACTACGGCCAAAAAGACCTCCAAGGGTTGCCTCGTCTAGGTCGGCTATTTCTTCCTTGATTATCTCAACTAGTTTTTCTTTTGTGATTCTCATCTGGTCTCCATCCTTCTTTCCACCTTTCTTCTCTTCCTTCAATCCACTGAATGTAACATTTGAAACAAGAATCCCATTTGGTTTTACAAGTTTCGTCTCTCAGGGTCTTGATCTGCGAAGAACAAGTGGGACATTTAGTTTTGCTTTCTTTACTAAGTAGTCTCTTTGTAATAAAAAATCCTTTTTGTTCTTCTAGTGTCTCGGAGTCATTAGATTGGATTTTTTGAGCCAACTCTTTTCGCTGCTCTTTATAATCTTTTTCTTTTTCCTCGTCCCATCCGCTTTGAGGTGTCTTGATTGTCTCTTCACCCCATCGCTCTTTGATTGCTTTTTCTAGTTTTGCTATTTCGTTTAGTTTTTTTTCATCAAGTGGGAGCATTGTATACCTTTTGTTTAGCAATAAATACGATTTCTTTTAAGTTTGGAGTTGTTTCCATACTATCTAGATCTTTTATAGAACACCATTTATAATCTGTGTGCTCTTTTCCGTCTAAGTGGATCTTACCTGAAAACTTGTTTGTTGTAAAGAAATAAACTCTATTCTTTTTTATAACGTTAGTATCAATAAGGTTTTTTGGATCTATTATCAGATTTGATTCTTCTTTTACTTCTCGGCAAGTTCCATCTTTTATGTCTTCGTCAACGTGAATGTGGCCGCCAACTGAGCACCACGCTCCCGGCATCCAAGGATCGTTGGGGCCTCTTTTCAGCGAAAGGAAATGATCTTTGTCCTTGAAGATAATAACGTGACCTGAGAACTTAGAGTCTTTTTTCATTTTATTTATTTTGATCTTGATCATTGGGACAAGGACATCATTAGGTCATAGGAGTCAGATCTATACTGAGCCAATTGATCAATGTATCCTTGCTTGCGAAGAATCTTGAAAGCAATGTTTTCTGGTGAGTAAGCGCCCTCTCGTTGAAGGCCGGCTTTTCTCATTCTTTTGAGTTTTGCGAAGATGCGTACGGCTTGTCGTTTTGCCTCAACAAACTTTTCTTGGCTCATCAACTCTCGGACCAAGCCTATTTGATGCATAATCAAGTGCGCTTTCTTCATCGCAGAATCATAATCAAAGTCTCGGTCTTCTTTTCTTGGGCTCTTGATCCACTGATCTTTGGTTATTGAGTATACAGGGCGGTCTTCATCGTCGTATGCTTCGTCGACGTCCTCAATGTAGATCTCAACTTCGTGGCCAAAGATGGTTATGTTATGTTGCTCATTCCACACCAATCTACGAGAATTAAAAAGATCACGAACCAAGTCAATGTCTTGATTAACTTTGGAAAAATCGACCACAATGTGTAAGTCAACATCAGAATCAGGATGATAGTTGTACCCGGCCAGTGAACCAGTGAAGTAAATGTCTTCCACAGCGTCTGGGTCAATGTTGTGATCTCGAAGGAATGCATTTGCTATTCTTTTTAGTTTAAGTTTGACTTCTAGTTTTAGGTGGCCGTCTTCATTCCAGACCTTGGATGATAAGCCGTCGTGTTGTTTGAAGGTTTCTTTGGACAAGACTGCCTTTCTTATCTCTTCTTTTTTTAGAGAGCGTTTATTTTTCTGTTCTTGCTGCAAAGCGCTTCTTTCTTTTGCTGCAGACTCAAATATTTTCCAAAACTGATTATACATTTTATTTCTCTTTGCTTAAAAAGGATCGCAAGACTTTTTTTCCGTTTAGATACCACACTTTTTCTCCGTTGGCCCTTTCAACAGCAGGGCCATCTTCACGGTGCAACTTTCCGTTTAGATACCATTCTTTGCTTCCGCCGACCCATTCACGAGCAGGGCCATCTTCACGGTGCAACTTTCCGTTTAGCCACCATTCTTTGTGTCCGCTGGTAGACTCAACAGCAGGGCCATCTTCACGGTGGCGCTTTCCGTTTAAATGCCATTCTTTGCCATCTGGGCCTTGGCTAAACTCACGTCCGTCGCCAAGCTTCTTGTAAACGTATTTTGATATCTCTTTTTGGATTTCTTGACCAAACGCTTCTTTTGCAGGTTTGATCAAGGAGATTAGTTTGGCCTTTTTGCCATCATTAATAACCATGTCTCTTTCGTCCATAAACTGGTCAGTTCCAAAGTGGATTTGATATTTTTCATCTTTATGATCTGGGTGTTTAGGGATGAAAATGATCAGCGGATCTTCGTCAGTGTGGTATTCTTCGTAGTAATCTAAGCCCGGCGCTGCGGT